ACTTCACTGCCTTGAGGGCGGTGACGGTGGTCAGCTTTGCGACCTGGTCATTTCCCAGGACGATCCGCCGATAATCGGCCTCCACAGCGGCTGCCATGGAGGGCGAAATCTTGCCCTTACCGAAGGGGTTCCGGCCCTGACTGACGGCATCCCAGCGGAGCTGGGCTTCCAGACGGCGCCGCTCGGCCGCGGTCATCGTTGCCGGGTCATTGGGCTGCCTGACTCCGGTACGGCGCGCTTCCCGGACTGCGGCCGTCGCTCCGGTCCGGGTGCCACCCCGGCCGAGCTGGCCGTAGCCGCGGCGTTGGCCGACGATCACACCGGCCGGGTCTTGGCCGCCGGGCAGGATGTAGGAATGGGCTTCCAGGAGCCGGATCGTCTTCTCGCGGTCCAGGCCGAGTGCGTAGATGCCTTCGGGTGTGAGCCGGTCTCCCAGGCGCTTGTCGTGGAGGCCTCGGCGTCCCGTCCCGGAGAGCGTCGTCAGGCTGCCCCGGCGGCCGCGAACGGTTCCATCCTTCGACGGGCCGCCCGCGTAGCTCATGCCGCGCTGGGCGTTGGCCACCTGGTGCAAGTCGGCGCCGTCGCGGATCGCCTGAGCGCCGTCCTTCGTGAAGGCCTTCGCCTGCTGCTCCTCGGTCATGCTCCGGAAAGCTTCGTAAGGGTCCGTGGTCTGGTCCGGCGCGGATTCGGTGATCGGGATGTGCTTGCAGTCGCAGCGGGGATGGCGCAGGAAGCCCTGGTTCCACTCGTAGATCCGGCCGGCCAGTGAGATGCACCGCCCGCAGGAGGGTCTGTTCAGCATCCGGCACCAGGAGACGTGCGGTCGGGTCGCAACATCCATGCCGGCCGCCACCCGCGAGGTGTCAGCCACGATGGTTTTGAGCTGCATGTCCAGCACACGCTGCCCCATCTGCAGAGCCCGGCCAGGCTGGGCTCCCTTCTCGATCCAGCCCTTCACGGCTGGGACCACCGAGTAGAGCGCCGCATCGAGTGGTGCCCCAGACGGGGCAATCCCTGCAAGGCCTGAGGTGTCCACGAACGAGTCCGGCGGGACGTACACGCCCTGATCCGCGAGCGCCAGACCGGTGTAGGCGCTGCCGATCTGAGCGGCCGTGATCTGGATGGCAGTGACCCGGGGGACCAGCTGCTGGAGCTGGTCCTCCCAGGATCGGCTGATGTCCTCCGGGCGGACGTTTCGCCAGAGGCGGCGGCCCATCCTGACGGCGGCGAGGTAGAGGACTTGCAGCTGGGCGTCGGCGCGCTGGACTGTCTCAGGGAACAAGTAGGGCCGCCCTGGCGTCGAGCTTGGCTGCGGTCTCCTGCAGGCCCATGTCCAGGGCCTGCTGCTCTCCGAACGCGTGGCCCGTCCACAGCTTGACCTTCGAGGGGGTAGCTCCGGGGAGCATGCCCCAGGCGTCTTCCATGGGGAAGCCTGTCCCGGTGAGCTTGACGACGGCGTCCACGATCTGCGCGAAGCTGCGCACCTCGGAGTCGCCCCAGATCACTTCGGAGGCCAGATCCTCGTGAGGAGTTCCGGCGGCCCTGTTGGCCTTTCGCATGACGGCTTCCATGCCCTCACCGGCCGCCGCTTGCAGGTCCTTGATCAGGGACTGGAAGGTGGCCTCGGCGCCCTCCATGCCGTCGCCGGACAGGTTTGCCATCTTGTTCAGGGCGTACTGCGGCGGGACGTGCCCGGTGGCGAAGAACGTGGTCATGAAGGAGTCCAGGACCTTGATGTAGTTGTCCAGATTGGACTCGTCCAGGTCGTAGACCTTCGTCTGCTCCCCGGGGAATACGAGCGCGCGGTCCACGCCGACTCGGCCAGTGGCGCGAACCAACGGCTGCTCCATGCCGTTCTCGTCCAGTTCCGGCTGCCCGTCGGCGCCCCGCTTGACGAGCGGCTGGCCCTTGGAGTCGCGGATGACCGGATCGAAGCCGGTGAAAACGCGCTGCCGGAAGGCGCTGAACTGCATGGCGAGGAGGAGGTTGAAGCGAATGGTCGTGATGGCGTCCTGCTGCGGGATGAACGCGTCCATCGGCGCCATGGGCCGATTGGCCGCGTCCACGTTGAAAGCGAACGGGCAGAACGGCTGCTCACCGAGTGGGTTCAGACCTCCGTCAGTGATTTCCCACTTTCCAGCCTTGTCCTGGCTGAATCCCACCCACTCGGTATCGGTGTAGACGTAGCCTTTCGCGCCCTGGCGGGTCTGGACGCGCTTGATGCTCCAGATGTGCTCCCAGGGGTCATCCGGGTTGGGCTCCATCCAGACGTCGCGCGCCAGCTCGGGCCGGATCTTCGGGCTGTCCCGATTCCGGTCGTTGACGTTCACGCTCATCATGCCGAGGCCGTGCGTCGCCATCTCTCGATAGACGGGCTTCTGGCGGGAGTCGAGCTTGTTGGCCTGCCAGAAGTCTTTCCAGACCTTCATATCGGCGTCCGCTTCCCGGCCGGTGCGGAAGCCCTCGACTTCCATCCGCTGAATCGGTGCGTTGATGACCAGGCCGGAGACGTTGACCTTCGACTGCCGCTGCAGCTCCTTGTACTCCTGGTTCACGCCGTCCGGGGTGAAGGGGTCATCAAGCGCGCCGCGAAGGTAGCGGTCGCGCTTATCCCACGCAGAATCTCGCTCCTGCAGCGCCTTCATGCCCTGGTTGAAAAGATCCGTCGCTGATTTCACCGTGAGGGTCTGAGTCATGTGCACCCCCCTGTCAGTTGAATCCGTACATGGCGCTTGATACGCCCTTCGCTTGCGGGTTCGCCGTCCAGCCGGCCACCTTGGCGTCCTCCGCCGCGGTGTGGGCGAGGATCCGGGCCATGAGGACATCGATCTTCTGGTGATTCGTCGGCTTGCCGAGGATGTAGCGCTGGGCAGGCATCGCCCGCTTCACCGCGTTCCTGACGGCACCCGTCGCCAGCGGGCAGCCGTCGTGCCGGATCCGTTTCGTTTTCAGATCACTGTGGAAGCGCAGCAGCTCGGTATGCATCTGCTTAGGCCGATTCGTTTCCCACTCGAAGACGTGCTCCTCTCCGTGCTTCAGCGCCCAGTCGCCAATGTCCGAACTCCAGCCCTGCGGGTCGCAGTAGAACCGCTCCACCCGGTAGGCGTCGAACAGCTCCTCCACCGCGGCGTGCACTTCGTTACGGGGAATGTCCCCGCCCCACTCGGCCGGATTCCACACCGTGGGGCGGGCATCCGGGCCGTAGGAAGGGGTGAAGCTGTAGCCGTCGATGGTCTCGGCCTGGATGGCCGTCCAGTCGTCGTTCTCCGAGCCGTCGAATCCCAAGCAGATCGGGGTGTCCTCAGGCGGTTCAGGAAGCCACAGCAGCTCCGGCATATGCGCCCTCCCAGAGTTCTTGACTCAGCCACGTGCCCGAGTGGGACACCAAGCGGTTCCCGAAGAATCGCTCTGCCTGCGAGGGGTCCTTTTCCATCAGCTCGGCCGCTTCGCCCTCGATCGAGTCCAGATCGACCCACGGTGAGCCCGCGTAGACGTAGCGGTGGATCTGCCGGCGTTCCCGCCGGTTCCGGTACGACAGATGCGCCGGCGGCTGACGGAAGAACTTAAAAATGTCCGGGCGCATCGACTCGAAGGTCCGCTGCGCCGTGGAATCCTCGGCAGGGTCCCAGGCGTTCGTGGTCTCCATAGTCCGGCCGCCCATGCCGGCGGCACCGCGGCGCTGAGTTTCGGCTACCGTCAGCAGCTTGTTCTGCTTCGTGTACAGGCCCGATTCGTCCTGGACCGCGAACGAAATCGGGTTACCCAGCCTGGACTTCGCGTTGGAGGTGACGGCATCGATGCGGTCCGCGTCGTCGTCTCCGGAGAGCCCCACGATGCGGATGAAGTCCTCGCGGATCATCATCAGATCCCCGAGCGGCCCCGCCTTGATGAAGGCCTTCAGCGGCCCCAGGACGTTGTCCACATGGTCCTCGGACGTCGCCATGAGCTGAATCAGCGGCGACGGGTGACGGACGCCCATCGGCTCGCCGGGAAGGTACTCGTATTCCCACCCGCACCGGCACCCATGATCCGAGCAGGCATACCCGTCGCCTTTGCCAGCCCATCCACCGAAGATCACCGGCCCGACCGCCTCCGCTGACGTCACCGCAGCCGCCCACGGCCCCTTGCCGGTCTTCTGCGGCGCCACCACCTGCGAGCGCCGGTAGTAGAAAGCCTGGTTGAGGAGCGGGCGCTCCGGACGCCATTCGGCCGCTCGGCGGACGCGGTAGTGGTTCGCGGTGCACCAGAACTGCCAATCGGCCTGGCGCAGCGGCCGGCCACGGTCGAAGCCCTGGGGGACCGTGCAGTGCTGCTCGATCCACGGGTCCAGGAGATCCCCGAGCGTGGGGAAGTCCACGATGAAATCGAGGTCAGCTGCCACCGGGGACCGCCCGCATGCGGCGGCGCGGTGGTTCCTTGGCCTTTGGCTCGGCAGCGGGTGCGGCCTCTACTTCCGCGCGCTTTGCGCCTACCTCGTCCTGGGAAACCATCCAGCCGTTGAGAGCCAGTCCGGCAGGGGTGAGCCCGATCTGGTCAGCGAACCGGTGCAGTGATGCCTTGTCCGCGGCTTTCGCGTCGGGCTGCTCGCAGATCACGGCGACGCGAACCCACATCGCTACCGCATGCCACCGCCAGGGCTCCTTCTCCCAGGCCACAGCCTGCGGAGTGGACCACGCCCACTTCCACAGCTTGGCCTCTCGCTCCTGCCAACGCTTCGAGACCGCCTCGTTGACCACTTCGGCGGGCTTCCCGTCCTCGTCCTCAAAGACGGTGACCACCTCGTACTCGGGCAGCGGCCACTTCGGCGGTTTACCGCTTCGACCCTCCATCGGGAGCACGGCGAACCGGCGCCCCAGGCGATCGCTGCGAGCGCTGTTCGGGTCGGCGGGCGGGCCGGAGTTCGGCCGGTATCCTCCACGGGGCATCGTCACCTCCCGGGCAGATCATCACGTACCGGCGCGCAGCGGAATGACCGCCGGCCAGGGCCGTGGGCGAGGGGCGAAAGTTTTGAACCCGTCCTGGGGCCGAGATGTTTTGAACCCTCCGCATGGTTCGAAGACCTCCCCGGCGCGGGTCTATCGGGGGCCGGCCAGGGGGTGCCCCCCTGGGTCCGTCAGCGTCGCCGCAGGTCAGGCCGCGTTCGCTCTCATTCGAGCATCGAGGGAGCGTTCCAGCCTCCTGGCTGCCGCTTCGCTGTCTGCTGGTTGTGGCATGAGACGCACAGACCGCGGCCGAACCGCGGATCGTCGGGGTCTAGGCCGGCCTCGACAAGCTCAGCGCGTGAGAGTGGGTGATGGTCAGCGACCACTGACTGCTCGGCGTTGCACAGCACGCAGATCGGGTCACGCTTCAACACTGCGGGGCGGAAGCGAGCACGATGTCCGGCGCTTGAGTACGCGCGGGTGCGGTGCCAGTGCCTACGGTTCGCTTGCTGCTGGTGCTCGGCGCACCTACCACCAGTCGTAGCCGTGGCCGGGCACCCGTCCACGTTGCAGATCCTGCGTGCTCTGACCATCGCGCACCTCCTTGGGTACGGCGAAGGCCCGGACTCACCATGAGTTCGGGCCTTCGTTCGGGTGCAGAACACCACCATCAGTTTCTAACTATACCCGAGCGTCGGGTATCCGGGGGGATGTGGGCGGAGCGTGTGCACATTCTGCGAGAACACCCAGGCTCGGAGCCTCGTGTCCCACCCGGCGAGCAGGTGGACGCGGGGTGCCTCGGCCGTTTCGTTCCGATAGTCGCCGGCCGTCACCTCGGGACCGAAGGCAATCGTGACGTGGCGCGACGCGTGGGTCAGAGGGCTGGTGAACTGCCCCGTCACGCCGTCGCCGGGGCCGCCTCGGATCACGTACTGCTGGGAGGTCGGCCACCAGTGCGCCGTTACGCGGGTCTTCCATGGTTCCTTCAACCCGGTCGGGGTCTCGTAGACGACGTCATCGGTCGAAAGGTCGAAGACGTCGGCCTCTAGATCCCGGAACAGAGCGCGTCCTACCTGTTCCTTGATCCAGTCGTCCGTGCCGGGCATCCGGGGCATGAGGTCCGGGTCGATTGCCACGGTCTGGTATCGCCCCGCCAGCCGATCCACCGTCGCCAGATCCAGAATCATCGACCCTCCTTGCTCGCTCCGCTGCGGGTGAACTTCCGCATGATGTGCGCTTCGACCCGCCCGCGGCCCTGCTGGTATGACTTTACGACATCGGCCTTCGCCCATTGCTGGGGCTTCGTACCTCGGACGCGCCAGTGGTCCACGCTGGCCCGCTTCCACACGTAGGCCTTGCTCCACCCGGTCATGACCATGGCGTCCTCAGCTGTCATCCACTCCATCAGACCCCGCCCTTCTGCGCCTTCGCCGCAGCGCGGTCCCGCTCGGCCTTCGCGCCCAGGATCTCCACTCGCTTCATGAGGTGGTGCCACTCGGCCGCCGGCCACCGGTGAGACTTGTCCGCACTGCACCGGACGTCGGTCTCCTGCCCGGCCTGCGAATGGACTGCCCTCAGCAGGTTCCCCTCACAGCGGACCATGCGGCCGGCGACGGGCTGGTGGTGGATGCACTGCCAGCCCATCTCCTCCAGGACCACAGTGGCGGCCCCGGTGTAGCGGCGGGCCTTGTCCCACACCTCGGCCAGGTCGTCCCAGATGCCTGTCACCAGGGATTCGTCCCGCCATCCCAGAGCCCAGGACAGGTGCCACTTCTCCAGCCACTCCAGCAGGCCCGGCGTGGTCTCATCCCGGATCTGCAGGCTCGACGTCTGCTGCTGCTTCACGGGCTTCGTCATCTCCACCCGCAAGCGCAGCTCCACGATCTCGGACACGATCGCCCGGACCTTGTTCGCGGCCAGGACCATCAGGTCCACAACATCCGCGTTCAGGGGCAACGGCGCCGCCGTCCTCGTCGCCCGTGCCTCACCGTCAGGAGGACCAGGGACCGGATGCAGCGCCGCCTCCAGGACGGGCCACATCTTCACCAGGTCCTGACACCGGTCCCGCAGCACATCAGCACACCAGCCGCACAGCCACGTCCCCCACTCAGCCTGGAACGGCTCCTCACCATGCGCCGAACGGTTCGCACACAGCCCAGCGGGATTGATCGCTCTCACTGCTCATCCTCCTTGCACCGTGAACACGGCATAGGTTCGTTGTGGTCATCACAGAGAGCGGCCATGTACTCCCCGTGGGCGGCCTGCTGCGCAGGCCTGGGCTTTCTACCCCTGGGTCTTCTTCTGGATCGTTTACGGCCAGCAGGAGGGCTAGAGAGCGGGGCTCCCGTCCCATCCCCACCCGTCCCGTCCCGTCCCGTCCCGACTCGGCTCGGTCCGGGAGTCCTCCCACCGAGCCCGGAACGAGCCGGAACGAGCCCGATCGCATCCACACCCACGCCGTCCTCAACCTCCGCACCGCCCGCGAGCGCCGGAGACTCGGCCTCTTCGCGGGGATCTGCGCTCTGGCGATCGACCTCGGGAAGGGGAGTCTCAACGGCCCACGCAGGTGGTCCGGAGGGAGTCGGGTGGTGCGGATCCTCAACCGGTGCGGACTGAGCGGTGGAAGTGGCGCGGCCGGAGGATGCCGTTGCCGTGCCTTTCTTCTTCGCTCGTCGCTCGACGGGAGGGCGGGTGTAGGTGGGCTGGACGATGATGTCGTGGTTTGCGAGGAGCTTGACCGTGGCGGGGCCATACAGGGGCTCGCTGGGGGCCGGGAGCGTCTTCCACGTCCGATCAGGATCGTCTTGACGCTTGCCGTTGCACTCCTTGCAGCACACCACGTAGGTGTCCACGGTGGCTTCCATATCGCCGGGCACTACGTGGTCGTAGGTGCCTCCTCGTCCGGTCTTGTTGTCACCCCAGGTGACGGTCTTTCCGCAGTACCTGCAGGCGTCGCCGTCGCGCTTCCGCACGGGGACGTACAGGCCGGGGTTTCTGCTGTCCTCCTTTCTCTTGAGCAACCACGCCCGTTCGTCCTTCAAGATCATGTGGAAGAGATCCTTCTCCTCCGCGAGCTTGAACGCTCTGCGGCGCTCGCCGTCTCGGCCGGTGATCTCGATCTCGATCCAGTACCCGCAGCGTTCGGCTGCGGCGGAGAGAGCGACGAATCGGGCGTGTGATCCGGCGGTGTCCCGAGCGGTGCCGAAGGTGACGATGTAGTCCTGTTCGTAGGCCGCGCACTGGGTGGCGCACCGGGCGACGTATCCGAACAGTTCGTTCAGAATCCGGTCGTCAGCGTCGGGCAGCTCGTAGGCGGCCAGGACGATGGGGTGACTCGCCGCAGCGTCGCTCTGCTTCAGCCAAGGCACTAGGCCGGCCTCCTCTGGGTCAGTCGCTGCACTTGCATTCCTCGGTCTGGCGGATCGCGCCTCCGCAGCTGGGGCAGCTGGTGGGCCTGGACTGCTCGGTGAGCAGCTGCTTGATGTCAGGGTCGTTCATGTGGTCACCTCCCTCCCATGGAGAGGATGGGGCGGGCGGCGCGGCGCTGCAGGGCCGCGTACTCGGCCACCTGAGTGCGGGTCCATGCACGGCCCGGGTGGCGGCGCCCGATCGCGTCCCGGCTGACGCCCACAGTCCGCTCGATCTCGCGGAAAGGGGCGCCATCCTCGACCAGGGCCGCGATCAGACGCTCCTGCTCCGGGCTCACCCGGGATTGAGGCTGAGCGATCCCCAGGGCACCACGATCACGCGTCACGGTCCTCTCGGTCACGCCCAGCCGGCGCGCGATCTCATGTGCCGGCCGGCCTTCAGCAGTCAGACGGCGAACGTCCTCGCGGCGGGCGGCCCGCCCCTCACGGTTCGCCATCACGCCTCCGTTTCAGCTGATCGGCCGTACCTGACCCAACGCCGGACGTACATTTCACACCCACCCATGAGAGCCACACCATCACCCAGACCGGTGTGCGTCGCACGCTGCTCACACCCGCAGGCGCAGCGCCGACGAGAACTCTTCGGCGCCTCTACGATCGCCCGGTGCCCGTCAACGCTTCCCGACCTCGTGCCATTCGGGGCGATCAGTCCGTTCGCCATGGCCCGCGCATCTTCACGACGGATAATCGCTTCGTTATCCATCGCCCTTCACCTCCTGCCGGATGATCGCCAGCAGCGGGGCCGAGTAGGGGCTGACGGGCCTCACGAATGGCTGCCCGTCCTCGGCCTCGTTGCAGGCGCGGATGCCAGCGCTCAGACCCTCACCGAAAGCAGTGTTAGCAAGCGCAAGACCGGGCCGTGTCTCCGCGAGGGCCTCAGCGGTCATGTGCTGGGCGTTGACCTCCATGACCACAGCGGCAATGTGCGCGGCGAACCAGTCCTCGTCTACGATGCCGATCTCTTGGCCGCGCCAGAGTTCAGTCTCGACAGGTCCAGGCTTGAATCCGCAGGAGCACTCATACTCGGACCACGCCGTCTGGTCCAGCTCCTCGCGGTGCTTCATCAGCGCTTCGGTGATGGCGGTTTCCAGGGCGGGCGGGAACGGGGCAGGGGTGGTCTCGATCACCCGGGGCCGGCGGACGTAGCGCTCTTCGATCCACGTCACGAGGGAGTCGAATGAAGCCTCACTGCCCTGCCCCAGGGCATAGAGGACCCGGTTTTCCAGCTCGCCGCGTTCAGTCATTGCTCTCGGCCTCCTCTTCGGGCTGGGGGTAGAACTGGGTCTCATCGATGATCACGAGCTGCAGGTGGTCGCCGCGGCTGGCGGCGGGGTGTGTGGGCTTGCCGCACACATACGGGGCATGAGCCCTGAGACCCACGCCTTCCTCCACCTCGCCGCCGAACTCTTCATCCAGCACCTGACGCCCTACCTCGCTGATCGGGGCCGGGACACGTCCGGCGACCTCGCCGCCCACTGCCGAGCGTTCCGCGCCTGGGCCAGGAGCATGTGGCAACAGCGCTGACAGGCAGGGCACCGGCACGTCCACGAATGCGTCCTCGATGCTCTCCGCAAGGATCAGGAGCTGGTGCCCCGCCGCCTCGGCCGCGACGCCGAGCGCACCGACTCCCAGGACCCACCGCGGCCTGAAGTTGCGGTACCTGCGGACGTACCGGCCAATGCGGCGTTCCTTCATCCGGGGAAAGAACTCCCGAGTTCGGGGAAGCTGACCGCGGCTCATGCTGCGGCCGCCACGGCGGGTTCGTGGCACTTGCAGGCGCAGTCGCGGCGGGCGCCGTGGATGGTGTCCCGGGCGTCACCAGGGCACTTGTGATGGTCGGCTGCCTGGCACTCGGCGGAGACCGGGAGGGGTTCCACGCGGAGGGCGTTCGCGGCGTTGAGGCCGGCGACGTAGCGCCCATGGGCCAGGACGGAGAGGTGGCCGAGGACGGCCAGTTCCTGGACGCGGTGTTCGACGTCGCAGTCCAAGAGGTTCGGCCGGCACTCGGCTGGATGCTGCAGGCCCCAGGACTCCTCACGGATCTCCAGGACGTGGCCGGGGAGACGGACCTCGTCCACCGCGTCGGCGGCTCGGATCGCAACGGCCGCGACAGACTCCGCCGTCCAGAGACCGAAGGGGCCATGGAAGAGGCGCCCGAAGGCCTCCTTGTTTCGGAGCGCCTCGACGGCGGCGGCGATGCGGCGTTCAGTGTTTCCCATCGGGATCTCCGTTCTCAGTTGGTGGCACGGGCTCGGTGCAGTCTGGGCAGTCGTCCTCGGTGCCGGGGATGCGGTGGACGATCTGCATGTTCTTGTACTCGGGGTGTGGCTCCAGGTGGTCGTGGTGCTCCGGAGTAGGGCCGCACAGGTAGGGCTTGATCAGCTCGGGGTCCACGCCGTAGTGGCGGGCGCGGTCGAAGAGGTACCTGTCGGTCTGAGCACACACTCGCTGCGTCGCCCAGTCCCAGGCGCTCTGCCCGGTCCTGCCCTGCAAGAGCGCGGCCGCGAGGTGAGCTAGGTGCCGGGCGCGCAGCCACTCGTCAGCCCGGGCGGCGACCTCCTTGGGCTCAGCCCGAGACCACCCGGTCCCTTCCGGCAGCAGACCGATCGCCCGCGCGTAGAGGTAAGGCACCTCCACTTCGAGCGGCCGGACCTCGAACTCCACCGCATGCGGGTACAGCTCGTGGGCGTACCGCCGCTTCGTGCGGCGCTCCTCCCCGCTCACAGGGAACCGCCTTTCCCGAACCGGTAGGGCTTGGCCGCTTCCCGTGCGGCGCGCTGCGCAGCTTCCGCGGCGGCAGCCAGGCTCTCGGAACCACCCTCGTAGTTCAGCTTGATCATGCGATGGGCGATTGATTCCCATTCGAGCTGTTCCACGCTGTGCATCCGCTTCCAGTGCTCGGCGCGTTCCTCCCCCGAACCGTCCGGGCACGCGAGCACCTGGGCTGTGGCCTCCGCCTGTCGGCTCCGCTCAAGTGCCGCGTGAGCGTCCTTGAGCTGGGTAGCGAGCTGAGTCTCTCCGGCAGCCGCGAGGACCGCGGCTGCGTGCCGCACCGGCTCGTCGGCCATGAGCGCGTAGAGGGCACTCAGGACGTCGGTCTCGGCCGGGGCCGGGTAATACCCGAACGCGTAGCGCTTCTCCAGCTTGAGGCAGTACGCGGCGGTCAACTCGTTCATCGTGAACGGCAGAGACTCGCCCGGCTGGGTGGTCTTCTGTTCTTCAGTCATCGGTGGGTCCTATCTGATGTAGTCGGGGTTGGGTTCGCCGCTGAGAGTGACGCCGCTGCGGCGGTGGGCGCCGATGACGAGGCGTGCGTGGTTGAACGGGTCATCCAGGTCGCGGAGCGCGAGGGCCGGTCGCTTACTCACCGGCGGCATCCTTCGCCGCGGCAGCTTCGGCCTCCTGGGCAGCACGGGCGGCCGCCTGCTCCTCGGCTTCGATACGGCAGTGTTCGATCGCTTCCTTCTCGATGTCCGTGAAGGTCCAGCCCCAAAGGTCCTGGAGTTCCGCCAGCCACTCGTCGTTGCGGTTGAACGCGCGCGGCCCCCACCCATGAACCTTGTCCAAGCAGGATTCCTCGTACTTGCGCCGAGCGAATATCTCGATGATCGCCAGCTGCACCACGTCCAGTTCCTTGAGCTTCCGGATCAGCGCGGCCTTGCCCAGCTCAGTGGCAGGGAGGCCCGTGGCGACCTCGCAGAACGGGTTCGGAGTGTCCGCGAGGTTCGGGTCCTTGAACAAGACCTGAGCGAGGCGGACCGCCATCCGGTCCCGGACGTGGTCCACCAGAGCCGCGGGCGGGGACTTCAGAGTGTCCTTCAGGTGCTCCATCCGGACGTGCGCGGCCATCTCCAGCCCGGCGTTGATCCGGTCCACGATGGCGCGGCGCTCCAGCTCCTCGTCAGTGAGCTGCGGCTCTTCGTCTTCCTTCGCCGGGACAAGCCACAGCACCTCAGCCCGGGTGTCCTCGGACACGACGGCGGCATGGCCGGCCGCGATGTGCTGCTCAGCCGTCCAGCCCTCAAACTCCTCCGGGACGAAATCCCGGCGGTCCCCGTGCACGACGCCCACCAGGTCCTTGCCCTGCTCTCTCAGTTCCCGGTAGCTCGGGTGGTGATCCAGCAGTTCCGCCCCGAGCGCGCGGAGTTCCTGGACCTTGACGGGGATCTTCGCCTGGACCTCGCGCTTCCGGTGCAAGTAGACGGCCTTGGCCTTCCACTCCTGGATGGACGCCCAGGCGTGCAGGTTCAGCAGGACGTCCTGCGAATACTCGTCACCCTCGAACTCAGCCACGATCAGCGCCTGCTCCAGCGTCATCTGGCGGTCCGTGAGACGCTTCTCAGCGTCCACACCCAGCGCGGTCAGCTTCCCGCGTTCCTTCACATAGGAGCGGCTGCGGCCGATGGACTTCGCTACCTTGTCAGCGTTGAATCCCGGCAGGTCCAGGAGGCCCTGAATCGCGCGGGCCTCCTCCATCACGGTCAGATCAGTCCGCTGGGTGTTCTCCACCAGCATGGCTTCGAGCTGCTTCGCCTCGGTGTCCAGATCGGCCCGCACAATGCACGGCGCGTCATTGATGCCGGCCAGGATGCAGGCGGCGCGACGGCGATGTCCCGCGATCAGCACGTACCGCTTGGGGTTGTCCTCGCTCCACGTCGGATCTTCGAATCCGACGGGGGCGACGACGAGCGGCTGCAGCAGCCCCTTCGCCGTGATCGACTTCGAGAGATCCACGACGTTCCCGACGTCGTGGCGGATGTTCTTCTGGTGCGGTTCGATCAGCGTGAGCGGCAGCTCGCGCACGATTGTGGGTGTCATTTCTTCTCGGCCTCCTCGGCATAGGTGATGAGAGTGTGCGCGTTGCGCGCAGCGACGGTGGCCGCCCTGAGGAGCTCGATTGCCCCCTCCGGAGCGCCAGAGTTCAGACGGTCAAGAGCGGCCTGGGCGTTGTCCGCGGCCGAGGCCGTGCACCGGGCCGCTGCCCTACGGAACAGCTCGCCTGCAGGTGCCCCTGTCATGACGTGGCGCCCTGCTGGCTCTGGACGTACCGCCGTTCGTCGGCAGCGCGCCTCTCCCGGGCGTCGCGGAGCATCCACTCAATCTCCGTGGACCCGTCAGGCATGACCACAGGCTCCCGCGGCTTGGCCTTCTGCTTCTGAGTGCAAGACCGGCACCGGCCGGACGCCGTGGCCACCACCGTTCCCGGCGCATCGGCCGCGCGCGTGTCCCCGTACCGGAATTTCCGGCTGCAGTCCGTGCAGTGCGTGAACTTCATCGCTCGCTCCCCTTGGGCTGGTCCAGGATGAACATGCCGACCGAGGCCAGGAGCGCGACGGCGGACAGAGCGTGCCCGCTGTTGATCACCCCGGCCGGGAGCGACAGCCAGAACGAGGCGGCCAGGAGGAACAGAGGCAGGTAGAGGGTGACGCGACGCCGATTCCTGGCGACCCGCGACGATGGCCGCCTCATACGATCACCTGGTCCATCTGGACGAACTGGCCGTCCGGCTGCTGGTGCCCGAGGAAGAATCGATACCGGTGGTGACCATTGAGGATCAGCTCGTTCGTGACCGTGTCCACCTTGACCGTCTGGACACCGGGGATGTGGTGCTTGGCGAACATGGTGAGCCCGTCCACGAGCTGCTGACGGTCCCGGAAATCAAGGTCAGCGAAGGCCACTTTCCCGTCCTTCCCGCGAAGGATCGGGTGACCGTCTGACCGGAATGCGGCCTGGCACCGGATCCGCTCATGCTTACGCCGGCTCACCGGACACGCCCCTGACGGCGACCGCCCTGGGGCGTCCGACGCGGCATGTCAGCCGGTGACGGCGAGACGCTGGACGCGTTCACCTGCACCGGCAAGTCCTGGCCTTCGGCGGACTTCACGGGGGCATCCTCCAGCTCATCAACCGCTGAGACCAGCCGTGCGGGGTGAGCGCGGAAGGACGCCTTGACGAGGGCATCGAGTGACGGAGCGGTAGCTTCGTGGTCGCCCGCCGGCATGAAGTACAGGAAGTCGTTTCCCGCTCTCACGCGAGCGACGGACAGGTTCGAAGTATCCCGGGCGCCATCAAACCCCAAGACCACTCGTTCGTTGATCCGGTCCTGGAGGCTGCGCTGATACTGGGAAGGCTCGGGAGCAGGTACCACTGGACGGACGAACGCGGGGTTCGCCGCCGCGTCGGCTGCTCTCCAGACGGCCTTCGCCACCTGGGGATCTGTGGGCAGGAGGAGGTGCCGCAACGCCCAGCCACCCGTCGCAGACAACGCCCGCAGGTCCGAGGCGATTTGAATCGCCTGCTTGGCGCCCTTGATCGCGTCGGCCACCGTGTCCTCCCAGGGCTCGCTGCCGTCGCCCAGGTCCTCGGCTTGGGGATCAGACTGGTGATCCGCCTGCTCGACCGCCACAGCGCGATCGATCTCGGCCACGAGTTCCGTCGTGCGCCGGCACGTAGCCGACATGACGTCTTCCAACTGCGCCAGGACGTCCCAGACGTTGCCCTTCGCGTCGAAAGCACGGATGGACTTCGCCGTGTTGATCAGCAGGTGCGCCTCCTCGATAAGGTCCGTCACCAAACGGTTACGGCGGCCGACCTTCACCGGACGGCCCGGCACGGCCACGTCGAGAGCCGCGAAGAACTGGCCCGGGGCGGTCTTGTGCTGACGGTCAGCCACGGGGGCCTCCCTCAGTCGTCGGCGCTGCCTGGATAGACACCGATGCACCAGCGCTGAGGACAAGGTCAATACGGACCTGGAGCAGTACCGGCTCCCCGGCTGCACCCAGATCAGGGCACTCTTCGAATACGCGGACATCGGCACAGCGGTGCCGGGCCGGGTTACCGAACTCGTCACGGCCCTCGACATCTACCCTGGGCTGGTCCTCAATGACCGCTGCGGGTTCATCGGCAAGCGATCCGATGTACCTGGCGATGAAGTCTGACGTCGGCCGGCGGTAGACCGGCGAGGTAGGAGCTGCTCCCGGGACGGGCGTATCGATGCGCCGCGCTTCCAGTTCCCTGGCGCACTCGCGGCACGCGACAACGAGATTCTCCACGCCCTTGGGCTGGGACTGGTCCAGGTGCATGAAGACGCCGCCGTCGCCGCTCTTGCGATCGAGGAAGTCAACCAGACCAAGGCAGAACCGGCACTGGTCCCCGTCACGACGGCGAACTTCGGCAATCAGGGCATTCGGGCGGAGGAACCGCTTCAAAGACTCAGCCACGGGAGACTCTCCTTCCCGGCTTGATGCGACCCTGGCGGGGCGTCGGAGTGAATACGTCTCGGAGGACACCGCGAAGGGTCCACCGGGCCGGGATGCGATCCCGCTTGGGCAATACACTGGACATGGATTCTTTCCTTCGATTGGGTTCACACGGCCCCCGCACAGTTGCAGCTGAGCGGGGGCCTTTCTTCTGCGCTGGGGAGGCGCTGGTGGGTAACCGGCGGGCCGCCTGGGGGAGCGCGCGACCCGCCGGAATCTAGTGGCGGTCGTTCAGCCGGTTCTGCTGGTACTTCGCAAGCGCGGACATCGGGATCATCCACTTGGATGTCCGGCCGCCGGACCCCGTCTTGTAGGCCGCGATCTTTCCGGTCCGGCAATACTTAGCGATCGTTGCGACCGGCTCCTTCAACTGGGCCGAGGCCTCTGCGAGCGTCGCTACGGGCTCGGGGGCCAGAGTCTTCACTGCCATGGGGTCTTCCTTCTCAGGTAGTAGGGGAGAGGGCCTGTGGGGCCGTCGTCGTGTCGGGGGGGTCCGGCCGGGTGGCGATCCCCTTCTCTGCGAGCGCGTCCCGGAGGCGGGTGAGGATGTCGATCACGTCGTCCAGGTCCGTGACCGGGAACGTCAGGCGATCTACTGCGTGGCCGGAGAAGAGATCGACTTCGATTGGGCCTCCGGCCCAGTTGAAGGCTTCCGCGCGGTTCATCCGCGTTCCGCTTGCTCCGTATTCGGGCCGCGGTGCGCCAGCGGCACAGCTGATCAGGCCTTCATCGAGTTCCTGGGTGCTCATGCCGACGCCTTCCGAGGCGAACGGCGAATTGAGTGTGACTCATTCGCAACACCGGGCATGTGCTTAGGCTCCTGCAGCTCGAAGAGTTCCTCCCACGGAACGCGGAGGCGAGCAGCGATAGCGAGTGCCAGATCCTCACTCAGGGTCTTCATGCCGCCGGTCTCCAGGAGGTAGATCGTGGTCTGCGAGCGCCGGACGAGGAATGCCAGCTCCGTCTGCGAGAGGCGCTCCTGCAGGCGCCAGCGGCGCAGTGCGGCAGGGTCCTTTACCTTCATCCAGGCTTCCTTCCGGTTGTGCGGCGGGCGCCGGCGTACTGATTGCAGAACCATTTCTACTCTCCTTCGATTTCGATTACAAGTAGAGCTTGTGCCATTCGCAATCACTTGTCAAGCCCACAAGCGGTGGATGCCGCTAGCTACATGGCAAGATGTGGTTGTTACTTGTAATCGCGCGTGGTGCGCGGCGTTGTACAACCTCACGAGTTCCAGGGAGATTCTTGTCCGTGAACGAACCGCAGACCTTGAGGGATCTGGTCGAGCTGGCCGTCCAGCGACACCAGACTTCTGGTCGCCAACTTGCATTCTTGGCCCAGCGGGCTGGGCATCGAGTGACGGTCACGACGATCAATCACCTGCGAGCCGGCACCTACAAGTCCACGCCCAGTGCGGAGACGTTGAAGGCTATCGCTTGGCTCGCCGGAGTGCCTGATGAGGTCGCGTTCATGGCTGCGGGGCAACCTGCCCCCGGCCCTCCCTTTGCTGATGAACTCCCACCAGGAATCGACAACCTCCCGCCGAAGGCGCGGAAGGCTCTGATCGAAATGGCCCGGGTGTTGATCGACGCACACCAGGACGTGAACGATGCAAGTAGCACTCAAGATGAAGCCGCCGATGCCCACCCGAGTGGCGATGACCTGGCTGGGCGCCGTCGTGCTCGCCATGGACAGAAGGCCGTGGCGCCGCATGATGGCGGCTCGCCTAAGCTTCCGGGGCGCGAGGATGAAATACCGTTACCTGAGAACTGGCGAGACCTCGCCGCCGGCGCGCCGCACGAATCGCAGCAGCGGCGAGAGCGCGAGTGGTCAGAGCTGGGCGAAGAGTCGCAGGACTTCAGTGGCGACGATTGAGAATGACTATTGGGGGAATCGTGAACAAGAAGCTCTTCGCCGTAGCGCCACTGCTCATCGCCTTGGCGGGATGCTCGACGGCCGGCGCTGAATCGGTACCCACCGTGACGGTTGCTGGTCCCACAGTCACTGTCGCCGCGGCGGAACCGTCGCCCGCCGTTACGGAAAAGAACGGGGCGGAGCAGATCGATGACGTCTTCCTGGAAAGCCTCTACAAGAACCAACCTGCCCTCAAGTATGCGGATGGGGCGAGCTTGATCAGCGTTGGCAAGAGCTTCTGTGACCTCTACGACCATGGCGCGACAGGTAGCGACATTAACAGCTTCATCCTCAAGGCCGCTGGCGTTGCGTACACCGTTCCCCAGCTTGTCGCGGTCCATGGCGCTGCTGTAGGTGCCTACTGCCCGCAGTACATCTCGAAGATCGGCTCTTAAGGCCAGGGGTCCTTTGGCCCAAGGGGCGTGGTGAGCCGTGGTGCGGCCGCACCTCTAGCGTGTCACACCGTGCCGTTAGTATTCGAACATGTATTCGAATACTGGGGGGCTTTTCGATCCATGGGACACCCTGCGAAACCTGACACACGTCCGCATCTCTTGGGTAGACATGCCGGACGGCGGCCGGGGCCGGACTGACGGTGAGCGCACGATCTGGCTTCACCGAGGCCAGCAGCAGACCGAGCGGCGCTGTGCTCTCGCGCACGAACTCGTGCATCTTTTCAGCGGCCACACCGGCTGCCAGGAACCCGCGGTGGAGCGGCTCGTCCGCGCCCACACGGCCCGGCTCCTGATCAGTCACCAACAGCTCATCAGCGCCCTCGCTTGGACCAGCAGTCCGGCCGAACTGGCCGAAGACCTCTGGGTGACCCTGGACGTCATCGAGGACCGCCTCGCCGGCCTCACCGCCAGCGAGCGCGCTCACATCAATCAAGAACTCCGCGGTCACTTCGCCGCGCCCTGAGAGGAATAGGCCATGGCCCGCGTGCACGATCTGTGGGTGAGTAAGAAAACGAAGGAGCGCACGCCGCGTTACGGCAGCGGCCGCAGGTGGCAGGTCCGCTGGGTGGTCGGCGGAAAGGTCCTCACCGAGGCTTTCCGGACGAAGGATGAAGCCCAGGAGTTCGCGGCGAAGAAGACCACGGAGGAACGCAACGGCAGCGCCGCCGTGAACCGCGACATGACCATGGCGGAGCTGTGGGAGGGATTCCGGAAGACGAAGAACCTCCTGAAGTCTCAAGGGGCCTACGATGCGGCATGGGAGGGGTACCTCTCCCACTGGGCCAGCGAGCGCGTGCGTGACATCCGGAAGGCTCAGCTGAGGGAGTGGCTACCCACCCTCGCCAAGGAGAACGGCGACCCCGTCAGCGGCGCCTACGCCGGGTTCCTGCAGGGGGTAATGAAGGCGCTGCTGCAGCACGGCATCGAACACGAGGTGATCACCCAGAACCCGCTGGCCGGCGTGAAGCGACCGCAGAAGAAAACGCCGCCTCGCCGGTACCTCAACGTGGGCCAGCTCGACGCGCTCCTGGCGGCGGCCGCTGGCTTGGAGGATGACCCGGGGCAGGTGGTGCACGACGTCGTGCTGACGATGGCCCGCACCATGGCGCGACGCGGTGAGGTAGTGGCCCTGGCTGTCAAGCACCTTGACGTCGCACGGCGTCGCCTCCGCGTGGAGGGCGACCTGGATGACGACGGCCTTGACGAAACGAAGTCGGGCAAGCACCGCGACCTGCCCGTCCACGGTGACGTCCTGGCGATGCTGCAGAAGAGGGCCGAGGGGAAGGGGGCCGACGATCTACTGTTCCTGGACCCGAAGGGGCGGGCGTTCAACCGCCACTACTGGCGGGTCTACTGGAACCGCATCCGGACCGCTACCGGCATCAAGGACTTCGATACCCACGAGCTGCGGCACACCGGCGTCTCCATGGCGATCAAGGCCGGCGCCAGCGTCAAGGCGATCCAGGCCATGTGCGGCCACGCCTCGGCCACCGTTACCCTTGACACCTACGGGCATCTCTGGGATGAGGACCTGGATGCCGTGTTCGACGCCGTGGAGCGCCTTCTCGCCGCAGAGCGCAAAAAAGCGAAAGTGAACGAGAAGTGAACAGCGTCGCTCCTGGCCCCGTATTTCCAGGGTTTCCGCTCGCCTCATAATCGTGAGGTCCCGGGATCGAGTCCCGGCGCCGCTACCGGGAAAAACCCCCGGAATCACGCGTTTTACCGCGAGATTCCGGGGGTTTTCGCGTATCCGGAAGGCTTCGGCGCGGTCGCCACTTGTGGCTGTTTATCGCCATTTATGCCGCTTTCCCGGATCTCAAACGGAACGAAAACGGAACGAAAAGTGAACGGATCGGCCCCGGGGCTGCCAGATTTCCGGGCAGGGGAGGACTCGCCGACCCCCGACGGGCTCCCCCCATCGACTGCTCCGCACGACGCCGAAACCACCCGTTTTTCCGGGAAAACGGCACCCTATGGAGCAGTCGATGGGGAGGCGGTCAGCTCATGGTGAAGTCGTACTGCACGGGCAGGGGCTCTCCGGGGAAAGCCGCCTCCCAGAGTTCGCGGAGCACGTTCGCGCCCTCCCGCAGGTCAGGCACCTCGATGCCCGCCTTGAGCAGCTCGGCCACCTCGTCCGTCCGGCCCAGAGCATGGAGGACCCGGGCCTTGAGCAACAGCAGCCGACCGTGGAAGAACTCCGCCGGATTTCCGAACGACACCCCGGACAGCAGCGCGAGCCCCTCCTCCGGCTGTCCGGCCGCCAGGATCGCCTCCAGGGCTTCGGCCAGCAGCCGGCGGTCGTCCGGCGCCAGAGCGCACGCGGCACGGTACCTGG